TTGAAAACGTCCTTCGCAAGTATAACACCGGTGCTGGTGTTACTGCTGATAAGGTTGCTTCACTCGCTCGTGTTCCTCGTGAGAATGTTTCGAAGCGTGTTTCCGATCTTCGTGAGTATTATGATATCTATACCAACTATCGCATGGTGAATGGTAAGCGCACCGCTTTCTATCGCTTTGCAGGTTAATATCTAAAAAGTTTACTATATAAGGCGTGGGTGTAGAAATGCATCCACGCTTTTCGTGTATGGAGAATAATATGGAAATTAAAGTTTCTACTGATGAATTGAGAAAGAAAAAGTTATTTGTTGCTACACCATGCTACGGTGGTCAGTGTCTTGGTCTTTATACAAAGTCTATTCTTGACCTACAAGCAACATGCATTCAATATGGTATTGAGTGTCGCTTTTCTTTTATCTTCAATGAATCCCTAATCACCCGTGCCCGCAATTATCTTGTTGATGAATTTCTTCGATCTGGGTGCACCCATCTTCTATTCATCGACGCAGACATCCAGTTCAATCCTCAGGACATTCTAGCACTCCTGGCTCTTGATCTTGATATCGCCGGCGGCCCGTATCCTAAGAAATCTATTAACTGGAGCAACATTGCAAAGGCTGTAGTTAAAAATTGTGAGACAGACACAAACAACAGCACTGTCAAAATTCGAGACGGTTTCAATATCAATGAATTAGATCAGATTACAGGAGACTATGTGTTTAATCCTGTGCCTGGCACAACCACATTCAAAGTCACTGAACCTGTTGAGGTGCTAGAGATTGGTACTGGTTTTATGATGGTCAAGAAAGAAGTCTTTCCGGTTTATGCTGAAAAGTATCCAGAACTTCATTATAAGCCAGATCATGTCGGTCAAGCACATTTTGATGGTTCTAGATATATTCATGCTTACTTTGATACGATCATTGATCCAGATTCGCATCGTTATCTTTCAGAAGATTATATGTTTTGTCAGAATGCTCGTAAGATTGGATATAAAATCTGGCTATGTCCATGGATGAAGACTACTCACGTTGGAACATATGCATTCCAGGGTGATCTTCCTGCGGTTGCTGCTGCTACAGGTAGTTTGCGATGATTATAGGTCTTGTTGGCTTTATTGGAGCCGGCAAGGGGTCAGTCCGTGATATTCTTGTAAGAGAACATGGGTATCACGGATTCGCTTTTGCTGATGCTCTTAAAGATGCCGTGGCCACTATCTTTACATGGCCACGAGGTCTTCTAGAAGGTGATAGTAATGCATCACGGGCCTTCCGTGAGCGTGTTGATCCGTGGTGGTCACATAAACTCGGTTACGAGGTGACTCCACGTCTTATTCTACAGAAGATGGGCACCGAAGCATGTAGACACGGAATCGCAGATAACATCTGGATTGCAGCATTAGAGAAACGCATTCACGGATATGAAGATGTGGTTATCTCCGATTGCCGTTTTCCTAATGAACTTGATTTTGTTCGGAGTGCTGGTGGTGTTATTGTTCGTGTCAAACGAGGAGAAGAACCTTCTTTGGAAGAGCAGATGAAGATGCATATATCCGAAACAGCATGGAATTCAGTTGTGCCGGACTATGTTATAGACAACGATGGCACATTACAGGAACTGAAAGACAAGATAAAATTGGTCTTGACAGTAGAAGACAAACCCACTACAATATTTCATCATCCAGTTTGATACAAAGGAGTATATAATGAAACTAAGTGAAACCGCTCTTACCGTTCTAAAGAATTTTGCCTCTATTAATAGCGGTGTAGTTCTAAATGAAGGTAAGATACAGAAAACAATCTCACCTGAAAAGTCCATTCTTGTTGAAGCAACATTGGAAGATGATGTTCCTGCCAAGTTTGGTATCTATGACCTAAATCAGTTTTTAGGTAATGTAACAACTCTTCGTAATCCAGAATTAACATTCAAGAAAGAGTCTGTTACTTTAGATGATGGTGAACTATCATTCGATTATTTTGCTTGCTCTCCAAATCTTATTATTACCCCACCAGATAAGGAACTAGTCTTGAAAAATGTCGATGTGAAGTTCTCTCTACCGAATGCTATGTTTCAAAAGTTGCTCAAGATGGCAACAATGAACTCTCTACCAAATCTTTCTGTCGAAGGTAAGAATGGTGAACTACATCTACTCATTCACGAAAAGGCAAATGATACATCCAATCGAGGTTCAATCAAGATTGGTGATTATGCTGGCAAGGATTTCATTGCCACATTCAAGACAGAAAATCTCAAGTTGGTTCCTGATGATTATGATGTTGAGGTTCAGACTGGTGCCTTTGCTAAGTTTGAGAACAAGGCAGGCAATCTAAAGTATTTCATTGCTTTGGAGACCAAGTGATGTATGTATGGCGTCTCTATTTTGGATGTTTGTTTCTGTTGTTTCTTGCTATTGGACTTATCATCTATCAGGAATATACAGAGAATAAAAAGTGTGAAGATGCCGGTGGTGTCTACGGAGGTCACGGCATGTGTGTGAATCCGGCAGCAGTTATTGAGGTGGACTAATGAGCATGATGGGACATAATCAACAGAACCGTTCGGTGCAGGGACTAACCGAAGAGGAACGCAAGCAGTTTCGTAAGGCAATCATGGAGTTGAATGACTCCATGACACGTATTGGTGCCGAGCGTGAACTACAGAAAGAGGCCATCAATGAACTAAACGACAAACTAGGCATTGATAAGAAACTCATTCGTCGCATGGCAAAGGCATACTTTAAGGCAAACTTCAAAGACGAGGTTCAAGAAAACACCGACTTTGAAGAGTTTTATACCACTGTGATGGAGAAGACGCAATTATGATGGCACTTATCTTTGAGGTAATGGGAGCAATTGATGTTATTATGGCCGTGTATTACTGGAATGTGGATCATGCTGATATCAATCATTGGTTGTTTTTCCTGATGCTATCTGTTATAATGTATATGAATGCGTTTCGATATGAGGACAATGAATGAGTGACCTAGGTGATATGATAGTTGCTGGATTAGTTCCGCAACTGATTAAGATTGTGATTATCGGTGCCATCATTTTTGGTGGCATCGGATTTATGATAGGAAAGTTTTTATGAGCAATGACTTCCTTTGGGTTGAGAAGTATCGTCCGCACAAGATTGAGGACTGTGTGCTTCCTGACCGTATCAAGAAAGCATTTCAAGAATATGTGATCAAGGGGGAGATTCCAAATCTCCTTCTTTCAGGACCCGCTGGTTGTGGTAAGACTACCGCAGCCATGGCTATGTGTGATGAAATCGGTTGTAATTATCTTTTCATCAACTCCTCAGAAGAAAGAGGCATTGATGTTCTAAGAACAAAGGTTGTGGGTTATGCGTCAACCGTATCGCTTACTGGTGGTCGTAAGGTTATCATTCTAGATGAAGCCGACGGCCTAACACCAGATACGCAAGATGCTCTTAGAGGTGTGATTGAAAAGTTTGCTGGCAATTGTTCTTTTATCTTCACATGCAACTTCAAGGCTAAGATCAAAGACGCTATTCATTCTAGATGCTCCGTCGTTGATTTTACCTTGAAGTCTAGTGAAAAGCCTATAATGGCTGCCAAGATGTTCAAAAGAGTCAATGAAATTCTAAAGATAGAAGGTGTTGAATATGACAAGCAGGTTCTTATCAAGATTGTTGAAAAGTATTTTCCAGACTATCGGCGTCTTCTTAATGAACTCCAACGCCATGCTGTGTCTGGAAACATTGACGCTGGTGTTGTTAGTCAACTTGATGGTATTAAATCTTTATCTGAACTAATCAAAGCATTAAAGGATAAAGACTTTGGCACTATGCGTAAGTGGGTTGTGGTGAACTCTGACATTGATCCTTCTCGTATCTATCGTTCTGTATATGATGGATTGAATGAGTATCTAAAGCCAGAGTCTATTCCTGCTGCTGTTGTTACTCTTGCCAAGTATCAATATCAATCTGCATTCGTGGCAGATCAAGAACTAAATCTTGTGGCTTGTTTGACTGAAATCATGGTAGAGTGTGAGATAAAATGAGCGATCTTTTTAAAGATATCATTCCTTCTATTCTACATACCAAGAAGGATGTTCTTGAAAATGAAAAAGATTATAATGCTTTCGTAGTGAACCGGGCCATCTCGTTTCACTACGATTGCGTTATGCAAGCCAATGAGATGAATAAGTATCCTAGTTTGTCTGCCAATATGCAATATCAGTTTCTACTAAATAGCATAAGAGGGTATAAACGCCCTTTTAGAAAATGGGAAAAGCGTGAAACCATTGAGAATTTGGAAGCCGTAAAGGAGTATTATCGTTATTCCAACGAGAAGGCCAAAGAAGCATTGGTTCTGCTAAACGCTACCCAGTTAGAAGAAATAAGAAAAGAATTAAACAAAGGTGGCATAAATGACAGCAAACCTAGAAGACTTCGTGGAAGTAAGGCTTCCTGATCCGCAAGCCTTCTTAAAGGTAAAAGAGACATTAACTCGTATAGGTGTTGCATCTAAGAAAGATAAGACACTGTATCAGTCTTGTCATATTTTACATAAGCAAGGCAAGTATTACTTAGTTCATTTCAAAGAAATGTTCATGCTAGATGAAAAAGCAACAGACTTTTCTGACGAAGATCGTGGTAGAAGAAACACGATTGCTAATCTATTGGCAGAGTGGGGACTAATAACTCTTGTCGATCCTGATAAGAGCAAAGAACCTCTAACACCTCTTAACAGAATCAAAATCATATCATACATGGAAAAGCCTGAATGGAACTTGGTCGCCAAGTATTCACTAGGCAAAAAAAGACATAATGAAGATTAACAATTGGAGTTTATATTATGACACTACTGAAAATGTATAAAGTTCATCCTAAAGTTTTACTACCTGTTCATCAAACCACACAATCAGCATGTTTTGATTTAGCATTTCAGGGTTCAGGTAAATCAGAAATCAAAGGATACTCGGGCAAGAATAAGCCTATATCAAGAATGTATAGAGGTGCTTTGACGATTAGTCCTGGTGATAGAATGATGGTGCCAACAGGTCTCATTCTAGATATTCCCGAAGGTTATTCGGTTCGTGTTCATGCACGATCTGGTATGTCTTTGAAGCAAGGTTTGGTTCTTGCAAATGCAGAAGGTGTTATTGATTCTGACTATGTTGAAGAACTAATGGTTTTGATTCATAACATTTCTGAAAATTCTATTACGATCAATGATGGTGATCGTATTGCTCAAGCCGAACTAGTTAAGAACATTGAATATGCTATTGAACAGACACCTATGCGTCCTATTCCAAAGACAAATAGAGCAGGTGGTTTTGGTTCAACAGGTATATCAACTATTGCAGAGATTTCAAATCAAAAGGATATTGTCGTTATAAATATTCCAGATATACTAAAAGTAGAAGAAAAAAGAGGAAGAGGGAGACCAAGAAAGAATGCCGCCAGTCCACCTTGACCAGATGCTAAGATTCTGTGGCGCACAAACATTAGTCACAGGTCAAAGTAGTGTCATAATGAATGGAGTCCTCGCTGCCGTTGAAGGTGATAAAGATACACACGGAAACGGCGGCGACTTAATAGCACGTTACGGTCCGGGCAACATAATAATTGAAGGCAAAAGATTAATAGTTGCTATGGGCGACACTGCCCTTCCTGACACTGAAGGTCTTGTTCAACATCCATTCTCTCCAACAGATCCAGCGCAAGGTTCTCCAAACATAATTGCTTATGGAGGGCGATCTGGTGGAGGTTTAGGAAACATTCTTGGAGGTAACCTAAATATAGGTGAACTTGTTTCTGTAGGCGGTCAAGTCGTAGGACAAGTTAAAAATTTTATTAATATCGGTAATGGTCAAGCATCTGCTGTATTACAGAATATGGGATCGACAACTCCTCAAGCAGGACAAACACTAGTCGGTCAAGATTCTGGAAATAGTTTTACATTAACAAACTTTGAGAGAAGCAATGCATATGACCATGCTAATACCTCAGTAGATTATACAGAGGTTATGATAGTAGCCGTTACAGATGATGCAGGCGTGATTGCGGTTGATCAACATTTCACTGGCAAACCAAGTCAGGATTACAACTCAGATTACGTGGTAACAACTGGATGACAGTAAGAATAGACAATCTAACAAGAATTTGGGCCAATACAGTAACGAAATCGGCCAATACCGATCCCGCTAATACAGATCCTATTATTCAGGTTATTGCCAATACTGCGAATGCAAATGGTTTAGCGAATGTAGTTCTGAACTATTCACCAAATACTGATTTCGTTGGTCTTGGACTAAACATAACCTCGACAGGTCACGGCGCTAATTCTAAGATTGTTAATTTTAGATTAAACGGAAACTCAGTCTTCACAATAGATACGACTGGTAGTCTAATAATCTCAGGTAACGTTGTTGCCAACAATCAAGTAAATCTAAATGAAGTTTCTCTTTCTAATGTTACCGCATT